TACATATATAGCAGTCGATGCCCCACAATGATAGTGTTCCCCTATATGGAACCCTGCACACACGCACACACTCGCATCATGCACACGCACACACGCCCCCGCGTGAGAAAAAAAAGACCAGAAACCTAATCGTAACTGACTGATAATCAAGCACTTACAAATTAACATTCTTTAACATATCGTAACTAACTGATTATCAACTAGTTAGCACTTCTCGACCTCAGTAATACCATAGTACCACCCACTTCGAGAAAGTCGCTTAAAACGGCTTAAAATCGTTTTAACATTTATTAACATTTGGACAAGTTTGTAAGCGATTGATTTACAGCAACTTACAAACAACTAACAATGACCTGTGAATAACTATATATATATCAAGTCGGGCGTTACAAGTTGTATTGTATGTGGCCTTAGTCCATACTCAAAAATGAGTGATAATATTTATTATGTTAAATAGGATATGTGTTTGTCCTCTTGGTGAACAAGCCTTAACAAAATGAGCAAAAGCTGAAATGTTATGGCGCAACACCTCAACAAACTAGGGTACGGGGTTGAATAAGTGCGTTTTCTTTTTGGAATTCCAGCGCCTGTAACTATATATTATCCCCTACCTATACATTTCTCGCATTTTTTTACGGGTTCCCCGCGATCTACTCCTTAAAGTATCACTTGAATTAAATCACCTAACTCATTCATAATGAGGTAGTTACAGGTATTACTTAAAGTAAAGCTTTAGTACTTGACTTTTAAAAAAAAAAGTGGTAACTTAGCCAGCGAATGTAGCGGATCGCGCAAGTAACTTCCTAAATGAAGGTATTTAAGAGCGTAAACAGTCTATCTGAGACAAGACTAGCTATATTTAGTGGAATACGCCCTCATTATGTTTTGTTATTAAAGGCCTTTATGGTAATATATTGATATAATCCTTTTAGTATCTTTGCCTTAATGCGTCCATTAAGAAAAAACACATACCGTATACGTAAGTTTGACCAAGGTGGGGTTAATAACGGGGATCAGGAGGAGGATGAAGGTAAAGTAGGTGGTTTACTTAATCTTCTCAATCCCCAGACGAAACTTTGGGATCCAAATGCGGTAGGAGGATATAGAAAGGTTAATCCACGAGATGTAGCGGAATATGCTGCTAGTGTAGACCCTAATTACGGGAAGAGTTCAATAGAAGCTGCAGAAGACTACCATATGAGGAGATTAGACTCCCCCATATATAGACAGCAATTAGGTGATGCTTTATTTAGACCAGGCACATTAGATTCAGCTAGGACAAAAGACCTTAGAGAGAGTATTAGAGAAGATATGGGATTAAAGAATGTTCCATTATCAAACCCCTTATTTAATAAAATATTGAAAAAGTCTTTATCGAAGGGGGACCCATCTGATATGAGCAGGAAGGATCTTAGATCAATATTTAAAAATCTACCTTTAAAAGATAGACCTTTAACGAAAAAAGGTAAATCATCTGCTGCAGGAGAAATCTTAGAGGAAGGGAAGAGTGATTTAATAGATCAATTAATAAACTATAGAAAAACCTTAATTGAAGAGAACCCAACAAAAGTAAAGGCTTTAAAAACGGATAGATATGGGGATAAATTTTGGACACCAGATCAGCCCTGGAGGCCTGAAGGTTTCGATCAAGATCCTTATACTAAAACTAAAAGAACACGAGGTATATCTACAGACCCCACAGAAGGCGGTAATCCTAATTTGAGCCGATTTAATGCACCATTTTTTATGGGTCCTGACGCTTTAAAAAGAATGCAACAAAGACATAAAAGCTCTAATATACTACCTGACGATCCTCAGACTATGCAGCAGGTTGCCGTAGAAGAGATAGGCCATACATCAGATCCATATAAAGGAGATGTTCTACCATACACAGATAGATTAATAACTGATTTATTTGCCAAAACATGGGAGGAAGAAGGTGGTTTCACAAAAGAGGAGATGGAAGAAAGGGTTCCTTTTAGTTCAGAGCACTTACAATATTTAAGGAGACCAACAGAGGTTAATCAAAGATTAGAGAGAGTAAGAAGTCATTTATTTGATTACGGTATTGATGTTTTTAATAAACCTATTGATTTCAACTCCCCTGATGTTCAAGCAGCATTAAAGGATTTAGAAGGTAAATCTGCAGACCCTATACGAGACCTTCGAGCTTTATATAGAGATGAAGATATTGAAACACTATTAAATAAAGCAATTTAATGATGCGTTTAAGAAGAAGAAGATACAACACAGGGGGTGGAATACCACCACAACCTGAAAAGCCAAAGGATGTAAATGCTCTTTTAGAGATGTTATCTAGTTATGGTAAAGACCCAGGACAAACTAATGTATTACAATCTATTGTACCAGATCCTTCGGTGTCTGAAAGCACACAACCTTCAGGTTATACACTACCGATAGTTGATTTAACACCGTTTAAACGTATAGAAAAACCTTTTGTACCTTCTATCAGATCAATATCAGATGAAGAATGGGAAGAAAGTAATGCACCAATAAGCTGGTTAGAGCTTTTTGCAGATCCTATGCGAGCATTCAGATTTTATAATCAGAATCAACAGTTCAATGCAATAGCTAATGTAGATCCCTCATATAAAGGTCGTCATGAACCATTCAGGAGACCCACAAAAGATGAATTTGAGGCAACAGGGGGTAGCGCTATGGATTTTGCAGGTCAGGCGTTTAATCCTGCAACTTATATCCAAACAGCAGTAGAGCTAGATAAGGATTTAACTGAATTAGATAGAACAATTATTGCAGCTTTTGAAGATGGCAGTCTTAGCGGATCTGATTTAGATCGTGTAGGAGGTCAGTTAACAGATGCAGGGCTTAAAACTTTATTTTTAGTTGGTGGGGCCTCAATGCTTAAAGGTTCAGGTGTTGGTTCTTTTAAAGTTCCAGCGTCAGATGTATCTAAAGGTAGAGCAGTTTTTGGTAGAAACTTAGGTGAGGCTGCAGATGATTTTATAGGGTCAGGAGTACAACAAACAGGACCTTTACGACAATTAGCAGGATCTAACTTGCCAATAGCTGCGTCTAATGTGCCAGCAGCTGCGTCTGAAGCAGGTCTTTTTGGGAATAAGCTTACGTTTAAAGGACTAAGAGATTTCTTTTTACCTAAACCAGAACTTACGTTACAGTCAGGACAGCTTTCATTAAAAGATGTTCATAGTGATAAGATGACTGACGCTATGCTTGCTGGAGAAAAGTTTGTTAGTCAATATTATTTAAACGCAAACACTTTAGATAGGTTAGGAAGTTTATATGGACCTCTTGGTACAGGCCAATTGTATGATCTTGGGATTAACAAAACATTTGACAATATTGCAAGCAACTTAAAATCCAAAGACTTTTCATATACATATCCAGGAGGATCAATTACTTACTCAGGAGACCAACTGCAAAACCAGATAAAAAAATTATATACTGAAAGAGCTATATGGTCCACATCAGGTGTAGAGAAAGGATCTGAGTTATTCCCATTTGAGTTATCTAGGATGACTAGTACAGAAGTGGGAGGGGGAAGACTTCAGGGGTCATATGGCACATATGCAAACAGACATTTCCCAGGAGTTCTAGTTACTCATATAGGCGGCATGGGTAGGACACGTCCATTTTCAACTGTTGAACAGTTTACCCCAGCAGAGATACTAGAGATTTACGGAAAAGAACCTTTCGGTGTTCACCCTGATAGCTTCAAGCAATCCCTCATAGAGACATATGGGGCTGATAAGGGTTTAGAGAGATACGAAAATATAGGTGGATTACGTTACGAAGCAACAAATGAAGCTGGTAACTTAGTTAGAACATATGGTCTTAAATCTGACGTAAGCCATATGTTGGACAAAAAAGGTCGTTTTACGGATCCAAGTAGAAGTTGGAGTAATGTAATGAAATCTGAGTATTATGGCAAACTCTCTACTGTTGTGCATGAAATGAATCACTATTACTTTGGAATGGCAAATCTGCCAAACGAACTAATAGTACCATGGATGCAGCATTTAACAGATGAAGCAAATTTCCATTTATTTTCAAGATATCCAAAAGGAAAAATTAAGTTTGAGGGACCTGAAAGCGTGCAGTATTATGCCCAGCCAGTAGAAATACAAGCTAGAACAGGTGAATTAAGATATCAACTTGTTAGTCAAATACTTAGAAATAAAGGGATTACTCTTTCAAGGGAGACATCACATTACGACATAAACAAGGCAATTGATGAGCTTGAAATAATTATAAAAAGAGGTGACGAAGATGCTTTTAATAATTTATTTGGGGGTGAGAACGACTACATAGCAGGTACTATCGGCCCAGGTTATAAAAATATTCTTAAAGGAGGTGATTTTAAAGAGAAGAGAGCATCTATTATGGAGTTAATGAAAATTGTTCCTGTAGTAGGTGCACCTCTTGTTTTAGGTGCAGCTTTAGGTGGAGAAGAAGATTTACCAATATTAGGTTACAAAAAAGGTGGTGTATTAAACTTTCTAACAAAGAAGTATGGTGCTGGAGGCACAGTAGAAGAATTTGGTGCTCAAGGTAATTTTGACACCGAATACGAATCAAGGCTACCAGAGGTTGAAGAACCGTCGGATCCAAATGAAGAAATTATAGCTGAAACAATTATTGAAGCTGATGCTGAAATCGACCCAGCTGCAGACTTAAATGGCGATGGAGAAGTAACAGAGGCGGAGAAGAAAAAATATATAAATAAGAAAAAAGGTCAGAGCGCTTTATCTGGAGCTGCCAGTGGAGCTTTGGTAGGCGCATCATTCGGACCTTGGGGTGCTGTCATAGGAGGGGTTGTTGGAGGTGCAGCGGGGTGGTTAACAGGTAAAGACGGCATGAAGATTAAAAAGAAGAAGTACGATGACGGTGGGTTACTTGAAATGCTTAGAGACAGAAAGGAAGATAGACAGGAAAGACGAAATGAAAGAATAAAAGAAAGAGGTTATAGAAGAGTTGGTAAAGCTGACATAAGACCTTTTGATTCACGGTCTATATTAGATTCTTTAGCTGGGGATAACACTGCAGGTTTTTATTTACCTTCTCATAATCCAGGGACTAGATTTAATAAAAGACATAGAGCTCATGTTGGAAATGTAGCGCTAAATCCTATAACTGATAACACGGGTAAAGTATCAAGTGTAAAAACGGGAGCTGACGATAGCGTGTTAGATCATGAATTAATACACGCATCTCAATATGGACCCTTACAAAAGCTTGCGTCGTACTTTGGGTCTCAAAGGGCTGGAAGAATACAAGATAAAGACACTAGAAAAGCATATAAAAACTTAATGAAGTCTATAAGAAGAGAAGACACTACATTAGATGAAAATTTAGGTGGACCAGCTCAGGCTGATTATATGACTGGAGCAAGAAGCAGAGATATAGAGTTTGATGCAATCGTTAAGTCTGGACTTTCTTCTGCATCAGCTGCAGGATATGATTTAGAGGGTAAGAGTTTTGATGAAATCATAGGTATTCTTAAACAAGCCGAAAAAGATGAAAATGCATCAACAAATATGGGGCATTTAAATAGATTTATGCGGGGCACAAATTGGAGTGATGAGCAAAAAGGATTTATCATGGATGCTATTAAAACCAATGTGGGTCGTAAAGCATATACTACTGAAGACGCAAGACAAGATTTAAGGTATGATTCGGGTGGTAAAACTGAACCTCCATATACTGGCAAGTACAGCACTGATGACATGTATAAGCTTATGGCTTTAGTGGAGGGTTCATCTGCGCCAGAAGGAACTACATATAACGTGGAAGACGATACAATGGATGCCCCAGACACAAGTTATGTGTCTAGTTCATCAGAAAGAATCAAAAGGCAATTATTTAAGGAAAGTGGAGGCGAGAAAAATCCAGACATTGCGGTATCACCAGCAGGGGCTATGGGAAGATGGCAAATTATGCCAGCCACTCAAAGGGACTTGGAAAATAGAGGTTTTATCCCTGAAGGACTAGATCCAGCAAATCCAGAGCATAATAGACAGATGCGTGACGCAAAGATTAAAGCCATCCTAAAAACAAGCCTAGTATCTAATCCACCAAAAGCAATACCAGAGGTTAATAAGCTGGCACGTATTTATGCGTCTTATAACTTTGGCGAGGGGAATGTTAGAAAAGCTTTAAATAAAGCTAGTGAAGCAGGGGTTGATATTTATAACGATCCTAGATTATGGCTAGACTACTTACCTGAAGAAACTAAAAACTACGTAAATTATATACTGTTCTATGAATAAAGAAAAAAACTACTACAGAGAGGAGTTTGAAGAACCCTCTTTTCTAGACCCTAAAAAGTTAAAGGCCTTAAATGATAGGATTGCTTCAGGGGAGATAACTTGTAACATAGAGGACCCAGAGGACTGTGAAAGTTGTAGTGGATAATATCTTATATTTGTAAAAAACAAGTTGCTATGCAATACATGAAGAAACAAAACAAATTTGACGCAGGAGGTATGGCTCCAGGCCCTGCTCAAGGCCCTGCTCAAGGAGCTGGCGGAAGTGAAGTAGATCAACTTCTAGACCTATTAACTAATTTCGATCCAGAAGCATCAGTAGGTGAGTTTTTAGAAATGCTTATGGGGCAGGCTGGCGCTGGCGAAATGCCTCCAGAAGCTGCAATGGGTCAACAAGGCCCTCCAATGAGGAATATGCCTCCACAAGGAGCAGAAGAGCTTTTAATGCAAATGGGGCAAGGTAGATAATAGATGGCAACGTTAAACGTCACCATAACTGAAGAGCTTACGCTTAACGGGGCAGATAGAGGTTCAACAAACACTCTTGCTGTAACCTCTGTTACACAGGTGTACCATAGAATTGTTACTTGCCCTTCTAGTGTTGATACCACTATAGCTACTTTTCAGACAGCAACAAGTACAAGCGATAACGCTATAGACTTAGAGGATGCTAAATATATAAGGGTTACTAATCTTGATAGCACTAATCCTGTAAACCTTTCTCTTCAAGTTGCAGGTGGTGAAGACGGTACTGCAAACATGTCTGCTAGTATTCTCTTGTCTGCTGGCACATCTTTTATGATGGGGGCAACTCACGATGGAATTGCAGTAGGTGACGGGGCCGCTACACTGATAGACGCTTTAACAGATTTAGAAAGTATATTAATCGACCCAGTAGGTAATGCGGTTTCTGTAGAGATATTTATAGCATCATAATGAATGCTATTAAAGCATATAACCGAGGAGGTAAAGACCCTGCAAGTAAAGGTAAAAGAAGTGTAAAAAAGTCAAAGTTAGACGATATTAGCGACAGACAGATAGCACCTATTGAAGCTTTTTTAAGGCGTATAGCTTTGAAAAAAGAACAAGAAAAAGGTGAAAGTAAGGGGGATGCTGATGATGTGAATTTTGATTTAGAGGGTGGAGGAGGAGAGTCTTGCACAGAAGTAGACGGAAAAACTGTTTGTTTTACCGATGCGTCAGCGGAAGAGCTTGGCGAGATGGCAACAGAGGATGAAAAAGGAGATAGAAAACCTTTTTCTTTGGCTTTAGCGGATATAATTAAAGGTGGTAGAGATTTAAGGCAAGACTTTCTTAGGGGTCAGAAAAAATTCTTCGGAAAAAGAAGAGAGGTTGATTTAGATCCTGATAGAGGTCGTTCTGCTATGGTTAGAAATCCTTTCGCCAGAGCTTTATATAGAAGAGCTCAAAGAAAATTAGCTAAATCTGAAGGGAGAGAAGATGCAGGGGCTTATGGTGGATTTCAGATAATAAAGTCTCCAACATTTTAATTGAATAAACACTACTTTAACCCTATAAGAAAGCGTAAAGATCCAGCGATAGAAGCTGAACGTATAAGACTAAATAAATTAAAAAATGAAACTCGAAGTAATAAGGTTCAACAAAGGGGTAGATTCAACTAACGGTTTATTATTTGATATAACTAATGAAAGAAAATTTTTATGCTATACTCTCGAAGATGAGAGCCGTGAAGAAAAAGTTTACGCAGAAACTTGTATTCCTGAAGGAGAATACTGTGTCAATTTTAGAAAAGTGGGTGGACACGATGCCAAATACAGTAAAAGATTTGCTGATATCCACATGGGTATGCTTGAAGTCTGTGATGTTCCAAATTTTAAGTATATTCTTATTCATTGTGGTAATACTGACGAAGACACTGCTGGGTGTTTACTCTTGGGTGACTCGCAAGAAAACAACGATATCAAAGAAAACGGTTTCATCGGGCGTTCCACGCAAGCCTATAAAAGGGTCTACCCGAAAATCGCCAAAGCGCTCGAAGAAGGCGAAGAAGTAACTATTGTATATAGGGATTTTTCAGAGTGTTTAATATTAGATCCATTAGATCTAAAAGATTTAGCTGGAGAAGCTTAACTAAATAAAGATGTATACATACAAAATAGATGTCCTTAGAGTAATTGATGGGGATACAATTGACGCTAACATAGATTTAGGGTTTGACGTGTCAGTAAAGAAGCGTATTCGCTTTATGGGAATTAATACACCAGAGTCTAGAACTAGAGATAAAGAAGAGAAAAAAAGAGGGTTAGCGGCTAAAGCTAGAGTTCAAGAATTATTAAGCGAAGCAGATGAAGTTCAACTTACTTCTCACGGGGTTGGCAAGTTTGGTCGTTGTTTAGGGGAGTTAAATCTATCTAACGAAGATGGATTAACCATGGTAAACCTAAATAAAAGGCTTATAGAAGAAGGTCACGCTGTAGAGTATCACGGGGGTAAAAGATAACTACCCTTCTAGATCCCTGTAAATCCTTTGCACAAGCAGCCTAGCTTTTTGAGTAAGCGCATATCTCACTCTGTAGTTCATTTTTGTCTCCTCTCTAAATAAGTGACCTTCAAAGGTTTGCGATGGGGTTAACTTGTCAAAATGCTTGTATAGATATCCTTTATTTACTAACGGATATATAAATCTGTTTTGAGTGTTGTTTTTATTCATAGCTAAACCTTCTGCTGCATACTTAATGGTAAAGAATTGAAGATCATAACCCCATAGTAAAAACTCAACCATAGAGAAAGAAACATCATACTCCTTGTTAACAATATGTTTTACTTTCTTTAAGTTCTTTAAATAATTTCTACGTAGATATTTCTTATCTTGCATAGAGAATTCTCTAAACAATCGCTTTTTAGGTACTGTACTTTTAGGCATATAATAAATTTATCACATGAAAGATATGGAGTTTTTGCTAGAAATTCAAAAGTTAGCTGTAGAAATGGACCGTCTTGTTGATAAATATGACATGAGAGACAGATTTGTTTCCATACTTGTTTCTGGTTTTCTTGATGAAGATGATTTTGGAGAGTTAAAAATGAACGCTATATACAGTTATCATATTGATAGTTTTTTTGAACTAGAAGAAATGGTTAACTTTGTAAGTAACACATATAACTATGAAGACTCTTACACTTTAGAAGATTTTGAAAAAGATGTAGATGAAATGTTAGGGAATCTAGATATTGACACTGAATAAAATATAATGGAAGGACTTATTAGAAAAATTGTGGTCGGAAGAGACCCTAAAGATGGTATGGCTTATTATTTAGGCATGCGTGCTGGAACTGGAAAGGTTAGCACAATAATACAAGATGAAGCTTATTTACACAGATTTGGTAAAGCAAGATATTTAGTTTATATTGAGGACGAAGATAGCGCTCAAACCTTATGGAAGGCTATAGATGGTATGCCTTGCATGTTAGAGTTTGACTGTAACTTTTAACCATGAAAACATTTAATTTATTTGTCGTTAAGATCGAGAACAGGCTTAAAGACACTATAACCACGGAGAGTGGTTTTGAGCTATACGTTGATTCAAAATTTAACGATTTTGAAAACAGAACAACAGAGGCTCCTGTAGTATGTGTCCCTTTTAAATATAACACTGGTGTAGAAGAAGGAGATACTCTTTATTTTCACCATCTTGTTGTTTTAGGTGGTGACAATAACGGTCAGATTTTTACAGAAGACGATAATACTTATATAGTGAATTATGATCCAGTTCATGCTATTGGGAACCAAGCTATAGCTTATAAAAGCCAAAAGGACGGAAAAATCAGATGTTTAACTGGATGGTGTTTATTGAAGCCTGTAGAACAAAAAGAATTAAGCCTTCAATCAGATCTTATAGAGATTGTAGACTTAGAGGATAAACTCCCAACAAAAGCAGAGGTAGCATATACATGCAAGGAGGCTGATGAAATAGGTGTAAATCCTGGGGATATTGTTGGCTTTAAACAAAATAGGGATTATCGAATAACCATAGATGGACAAGAGTATTATAGAACCCGTGCAGAAGATTTAATGTATGTCGAAATCTAAATTCACCACAATAAGCGCTTCTCAGAGATTAATGTTAAGCATGGAGGAGGCCATTGATAATATGATTGAAGAGATCAAAAAACCTGTCGATCCAGAGATAAACGGATCAGCTAGAAAGGCTGAGCTTCAATCCATAAAGCAAACAGCAACAGATTGCAAAGAACTTATTATAGAACGACAAAGACTAGAACAAATGGTAAAGGATTTAAAATCTAGCGGGGAGATAGATGCGGCAAAGGATTATACTGGTGGATTTGCTGAAAGATTCTCAAAGTAATGGATAGAGATCAATTAGAAAATCTAATTAGCTGTGGACTAAACCAAACCCAAATAGCAGGAATTTTTGATGTAAATCCGAGTACTGTATCGAATTGGTGTAAGAAGTATAATTTATTTACAAATGGTAGACCTAATCGTTTATATGTAAGACAGGAATTACCTGATAGAAAGATTTGTTTTACTTGTAAAAAAGAAAAAAATAATTCTGAATTTTACAAAAGAACTGCCAATCAACTTCAAACCAACTGTAAAGAATGTAAGAAAAAACTTCAAAATGAAAAATATCGTATATTTAAAAAAGAAATGGTTGATTACAAGGGTGGTGAATGTCAATGTTGCGGATACAATAATTGTTTTCACGCTTTAGATTTTCATCACATTAATCCTAAAACAAAAAGTTTTGCTATTGCTAATACAACTAAAAGAAAAATTACTCAAGAGGTAGCAGAAGAATTAGATAAATGTATTTTAGTTTGTTCTAATTGTCACAGAGAAATTCATGCAGGTTATATAGATCTAGATAAGCAAAATATTAGTAACTTGCAAAAGTTATGCGGGTAGTAAAGAAAAGAAACTATAAGAAGGAATATAAGAAGTTCCAATCTTCAAGTAAAGAGAAGAAGAATCGTGCTGCTCGAAATAAACGCAGAAGGAAAGCAGAGAAGAAAGGTAAAGTGAGAAAAGGTGACGGCAAAGACATACACCATAAAGGAAAAAGGATTAAGATAGAACCTCGATCAGTGAATAGAGGAAGAAAAGAAAAGTCTAGAGTAAAAGGCTCTAAACGTAAATAAAATTTATATATAATGAAATACTTATTAACCTTTATGTCGGTAATATTACTGGCATCCTGTTCTGTTTCAAGAACCACGCCATATAAAAACAGGAGATCGCAGGCAAATGATTATAGTCAGTGTTGGTGTCTTGACGCTTGGAATGGAGGTGCCGAATGGTGCTGTCCAGGCTCTCCGCCTAAATACATGAATCCTTATGCCCACAGCAAAGGATATAACAGGAATAAGGACGATAAATAATGTCGGATTATAAATGTGAGTGTAACGGAAAGACTATAGACAAGAGAAGTGTTACTATTAGGTGTATAGAAGGAAAGGGTGTCATACACGATGTTAAGTGTGAAGAATGTGGAGAGTATATGATTCCAATCAAAAAGGAAAGGAATTACACAAAGGAAGGAGTTGCCTCTCTTGGTAGAATGAATAGGAACGGTAGCAGCTATTAATGTCTGTATTACTAAACATAAAAGAATATGAAGAACCTGCTGTTAAGATTTGTCCCAACGGTACGGAAGGTGAGCTTATCGAACTCGGTGGGTTACTCATTTGCCTTCCAAAAAGGCCGCCGAAGAAAGAAATTTTCGGACATAAAGAATCAGACTCTTTGCAAATGTGGAGAAGGGTATCTATGCCGAAGGAATTGTCTCGTATTCGTTCTATGGATGAGTGGGGGGAAATGCCACGGGAATTTAGAGAGAGGTTTCGTCCATATATCGAGGAAGAGTTTAGGCGTAGGCGTGAGGGTTTTTGGTTTTATAACAACGGCTCAGCTACATATATTACGGGGCGGCATTACATGATGCTTCAGTGGACCAAATTAGATATTGGTCATCCATATTTTTTAAACTTTCAACGTGAGATATTTTTACATATGGCTGCTTGCGAGGTTGATCCTCGTTGTATTGGCCAGCTTTACACTAAGTGCCGTCGTTCTGGGTACACCAATATTTGCTCTGCTGTACTTGTCGATGAAGCTACACAGGTTAAAGATAAGCTTATGGGGATACAGTCAAAGACGGGTAAAGACGCACAAGAAAACATATTCATGAAGAAGGTGGTTTATATGTTTAGAAACTACCCTTTCTTCTTTAAGCCTATACAAGACGGTACAACTAATCCACGTATGGAGTTAGCTTTTAGGGAGCCGTCAAAGCGAATTACTAAAAATAACAAAACATCACAGATAGGTGAGGCGCTTAATACAGTTATTAATTGGAAAAATACAACTAACAATGCATACGATGGTGAAAAGCTACACATATTGTATTTAGATGAAGCAGGAAAATGGGAAAGACCTACAGACATAAGGGACGCTTGGAGGATTCAGAGGACATGTTTGATCGTCGGAAGAAAAATCGTGGGAAAGGCTCTGGTCGGAAGCACGGTAAATCCGATGGACAAAGGAGGAAGTCAATACAAAGATCTATGGGAGGATTCGAATCCCTTGGAGAGGAACGCGAATGGGAGGACTAGAACTGGCTTATATAGACTTTTTATACCAGCTTATGATTCTTTGGAAGGATTTTTTGATAAATACGGACAGCCTGTTATTGAAGATCCTACAGAAACTATAGAGGGAATAGATGATGAATATATTTACATAGGAGCTAAAACTTTCTTAAAGAATGAACGGGAATCTTTAAAGAATGATGCATCTGAACTTAATGAGGTGGTACGTCAGTTTCCATTTACAGAGGATGAAGCCTTTAGGGATAGTATTGAAGGAAGTATATTTAATGTAGGGCAGATTTATGAACAAATAGAACATAATGATGAACTATTCCCCAATCCTGTAGTTCAAGGTAATTTTGTTTGGAAGAATGGAGAAAAAGATACAGAAGTAATATTTAATCCAAACCCGCAAGGTAGATTTAAAGTTTCATGGATGCCTCCTCAAAATTTTAGAAATCAAAAGAAAAATGTTTATGGTAAAAGAGTTGCTCCTCATTCTGCTTTTGGTGTAGGCGGTGTCGATAGTTATGATCTTGACGCTACGGTAGACGGTAGAGGATCTAAGGGGGCTCTACACTTATATAATAAGTTTCATATGGAGCATCCCTCTAACATGTTTGTTGTAGAGTATGCAGCTAGGCCGCCTCTTGCTAAAATCTTCTATGAAGATGTACTTATGGCTGCTGTATTTTATGGTTATCCTATATTAATTGAGAACAATAAGTACGGGATTGCAAGATACTTTGAATCAAGGGGTTACGATGGCTACCTAATGGATCGTCCTAAACATTTGATTAGTGCTAGCGGGATGAAGTCTAAAACAAAAGGAATTCCTTCTAACTCTCAAGATGTTATACAAGCTCACGCTCACGCTATAGAGGCTTATATACATGATCATGTAGGCATAAATAGAGAGACTGGGGAAATGGGGAAAATGTATTTTAATAAAACATTAGAGGATTGGATAGGATATAAGATAGACAATAGAACAAAATTTGACCTTACAATTAGTTCTGGATTAGCCCTTCTTGGTGCTCAAAAAGCTAAAGTAAAGAAGGTTTCTAACTTGAATGAAAAACAATTCTTTAGGAGATATCAAGTAATCGGATGATTCACTATATTTGCTAAATAGAAATGCCGTATCTTAAGGATGTATAATAACGATCAGAAAAGTAAACAAGGATTCCCTAATCCTTTAGAACCTACAGAGGTTAAAGAAAGTGAAGACTATGGCATTCAATATGCAAAAGCTATTGAGTCTCAGTGGGGAAAGACCACAGATGATAATTCCTTAATAGGGAAGAGAAATAGAGTTTTTGAAAAAGACAGAGATTATGCAACTGGCGTTCAAGACACTAGTATATATAAGCAACTACTAAGTTCTCTTCAACCAAATAAAGGAGATGGTAGTTTATTGAATATGGATTACACTCCAGTTCCTATTCTTCCTAAGTTTGTAAGAATAGTCGTAAATAAGATATTATCTGTTAACCCATATCCTAACTTAGAAGCAGTTGACCCATTATCTTCTTCTCAAAAGAATGAGAGAAAAAAGAAGATAATTATGCAGGTTGAAGCTAAAGAAAAATTAAAGCAATTAAAAGATAAGACTGGCGTTGTATTAGATTTGGATCCAGATCAAATGCCAGATACTCCAGAAGAAGCGGAAATATTATTCGAAACCAACATTAAGACCGATGCTGAAGTGTCAGCTCAAATAGGTACGGAACTCACTCTTACTTGGAATAATTTTATTGATAACACATTTAGAAGGTGTGTAAATGATCTTGCTACTTTAGGTATGTCTGTAGTAAAAAGATCTAATGACCCTAATGAAGGGATTAAAACTTCTTATGTAGATCCTTCTATGTTTATACATAGTTATACTGAAGATCCTAATTTTGAAGATCTTATATATGCAGGTCATATAAAGAAAATATCTATACAGGAGCTTAAAAGAATTTCAGCTGGCGAATTAACAGAAGAGGATTTTGAAAAGATAGCAGAAAAATCTAAAGGGAGAAATGGTAATGATTCTTCTAAGTACAATAAAAAGAATTATAATAACACATTAGGGAGAATGGCATATGGTTATGATGACTATATGGTAGAGGTGTTAGATTTTGAGTTTATATCTGTTGATTGTATTCATTTTGAAGAAAAAGAAAACAGGCACGGTAACACTGGTTTTTATTTTAAAGGGTTTAATTACAAGGAACCAAAAAACAGTGTATATGAAAGGACTCCACATAAATTAGAAGTATCTACTGTTTACAGTGGTAGTTATGTTCTTGGGTGTGAATATCTTTTTAATTATGGTAGAGCTAAAAACGTACCTAAGAATATTCACGATATAAGTAAAGCTAGGCTTTCATATTCAGTTACAGCTGCTAACATACGCAACATGATGCCAAAATCTATGGTAGATAGTTGTATTGGCTTTGCTGATATGTTACAGTTAACGCACTTAAAGATACAGCAAGCTATAGCAAAGGCTAAACCAGACGGGCTTATTATAGATGTTGAAGGTTTAGAAAATGTTCAATTAGGCAAGGGTGGTGAATTACAACCATTAGATCTCCATGATATTTATGAACAAACTGGTGTATTCTATTACAGAAGTAAGAATCCAGAAGGTGGATTCCAAAATCCTCCAGTTCGAGAGATAGGTAATAATATCCGTAATATTAATGAGCTTATTGGGTTATATAATCATTACTTAAGGCTTATTAGAGACACCACAGGTATTAATGAGGCAATGGACGCTTCTACACCTAAAGGAGACGCATTAGTTGGGGTTCAGCAACAAGCTATTGCTGCAGGTAATAACGCTATATATGATATTACAAATGCTTCTATGTTGTTATTTAAGAGAGTTTGTGAGGATATAGTCAAGTGTATGCAAATCATTCCTCTTGAATCTGTTTTATATAAGGTATACGAAAACGCTATAGGTGAGAGTAATATGGAGGCATTAACATCTTTCAGAGATTTACCAATGTATAATTTTGGGGTTGTCGTTGTGAAAGATATGGAGGAAAAAGAAAAAGCATTTTTAGAGCAAAATATTCAAATGGCCCTTCAACAACAAGAAATAGATTTAGAAGACGCTATAGCTGTAAGAGATCTAAAAGACATTAGTCAGGCAGAAAGGCTTCTTGTTGTAAGAAGAAAAAAGAGAATGGCTAAGATGCAAGAGATGGCTATGCAAAATTCTGAGCAACAAGCACAAATGCAAGCACAAGTTGCTCAACAGTCTCAACAAGCAAAGATGGCGGAGCTGCAAGCTACTTCACAAATGGAAGCTCAAAAGATGCAGATGCAGGCTGAAATTGACATGAAAATGGAGCAAATGAAGCATGAGTTTAAGAAAGAGATTGAAATAATTAAAGCTCAAGCAACTTTAGGATTTAAAGAAGATGATAAAGAGTTTAAAGAAAAGCTTGAAGTTTTAAAAGAAAATAGAAAGGACGATAGATTAGATAAGCAGACTTCTGATCAAAGTAAGCTTATTTCTCAAAGGCAAGGCAATAGAGAGGAGCTGCCTGATAGCCCAAACAAGTTAATTAACGCATTATTAGGAGAATAAAATGGCTAGTTCAGTAAACTTAGATACTTCAGATATATTAAATATCACCTGCAGAAAAGGAGATACTTTTTCAATTACGCTTACTTTAAAGGATTCTTCAGGGACTGCCCTTACTTTATCTACGAGTAGTTATGATTTTCTCATGCAGGTAAAATTTGAAAAAATCATTAAAAGAGGACGAAATATTGAGTCGTCTTTAATATTAGGAACTGCTAGTGCTGCTAAGAAAAATCAAGCTAGATCTAAAGACCAAGCTAATGTTAGTGGCGAATTAAACTTTGAGGTTCCAACGGTTGACGATAGCGGTAATGTAACTATTGAAGCTTCTGCTGAAACAATGAGCAAGGTCCCTTCTGGGAATTATTCTTATGATTTACAATATATACTACCTAACAGTAGTGGTTTAGATACTCATAAAACTGTATTAAGAGGAACTTTTACTGTTAATCCTGACGTAACAGAAGCATTTGAGTAATGAGCGTATCAGTAACGACAACATCTGGTGATACTATTAGCGTATCCGTTGGTGGTAGTACTTCTGTAAACTTTACAAAGACTACTTCCACAGTATCCGTTACTTCTCCTTCAACCTCTACTATATCCGTAAGCAATCAAGGACCTAAAGGTGAAACTGGGGCAACAGGTGCCACAGGTGCTACGGGAGCTACAGGAGCAGCACCAATGACAAATGGTGTAAATAACAGAGTTGTTACAGCCTCTGGGACTGACAGTTTAAACGGTGAAGCTAATCTTACCTTTGATGGTTCGGAATTAAATGGCGGTGGCGGCAGTCAGATTAAGGCCTTTGAGGAGATTGGAGATAGTGACTCGGACCTTTTTGGAAAAGCCGTAGAACTATCCTCACCCGATGGTGGTAATACCCCCTACATAGAGCTTGTAAGTAGTCACGTTGATAGTAATGCACCTATAATAACGTTTCAAAAAACAGCTACAGGAGCAGATGACGATGATCTTGGTGTGATAAGGTTTAAAGGGGATGATGAAGGTGATGGCTCTCATACGTACGCTAATATATTAGGTGAAATTGCAGATGCTACTGCTGGTGAAGAAGCTGGTAGATTGTCTCTTCAAGTGGCAGAGTATGACGGAACAGTAACTACTGGCATACTGATTAATGGTGATACAAACGCTGATGGAGAGGTTGACGTTACTTTAGGAGCTGGAGCAGCTTCAACGACTACCGTAGCTGGTACTCTTACTATGGGTAGTACGGCTGCTATGACAAATGTCGGAGCGTTATCCGTAGCTGCTCAACCGAACATTACCACTATGACTGGTTTCTTAGGTGGAACTGCTAATGGGTTAATTACGGATGACGGTGATGGAACCGTAACATCCGAGTCTGCCCTTACCTTTGATGGTAATGATTTAACAATCGATGGAAACATAGTCAACGATGGTGGAGGAGATCTTACTGGCTTTGGAGTTGTTGGAACAGCTGCAGTGACTGCATATAGCGGTATTTCGATGGATTTATCTAGTTCGCTATCAAGCGGGCCAGATCTTAAACTCACAAATAGTAACACAAATGATACTGCACCAGAGCTTATACTTGAAAAAACAGCTGTAGGGGCAGACGATGATGATCTTGGTGTGATAAAGTTTAAAGGGGATGATGATGGGGGTGGTGCTCACACATACGCTAATATTATAGGAGAAATTGCAGACGCTACTGCTGGTCAGGAAGCTGGCAGATTATCTCTTAAGGTTGCGGAGTATGACGGTACTGTCACTACTGGTATATTGATTGATGGTGATACAGATGCTGATGGAGAAATCGATGTAACAATAGGGGCTGGTGCTGCTTCAACAACTACGGTAGCTGGGGATTTAACTGCAGCTGGCACCTTAACAGCTAAAACATATGATTATATATCGTGTGGTTATTATGATGATATTAACACAACTCTCCATTATCTACCCTTAAATGGGCCTCCAGCCGAGGTAGCAACTGAAGGTAATTCATACACTGACTGGGTAGCTCCTTGTCACACAACTGTTCTAAGTGCTCAAATGAGATTTTCTGCTTTAAGTGGAAGCGGTAACTTAACTATGACGGTAAAGAAGGATGCAATAGGTTCATCTACCCCCTCAGACGTAGAAGCTGAAACGGTTGCTGTAGGTAGTGGCAACAGTGATGATGTTGTTCATTTTTTATTTGACGGAGCTGTTATAAATAAAGGTGAGGTTATGAAGATAGCTATACAGGCTGACACTGACGTTACAAGTTTTTCAAATACCTTTGTTACAATAGTTTTACTCCAGGACTGGAGTGATCGTTATACTGTATCAAGCGCTGTAATAACATCATAATGAAAAATAAATCTTATCTATTAGTAATTTTATTCTGGATGCTAACGTCATATATGTTAGGTCAAGGAAGTTGGTTGGATGTGCAAATTCAAACAGATCAGTATGCTGGAGAAAGCTCTTGGCAAATACTCAGTGATTCAAACGTCGTGGCTGTAAGCCCCCCGCTTCAGAATAACACTTTACAAAATCATATGGTGTTTTTACCATCGGGTGATTATGAGTTTGTGATGATGGACGCATTTGGTGATGGGATATGTTGTGGGTTTGGAGAAGGATGGTATAGGATAAGTAATAATTGCGGTTTAGATACAGCAGTATATGACTTTGATTCAGCGCTAGACACCATACCTTTTACACTTCTACCATGTATACCGCCTCTTCCTGGATGCACCGACCCTGTTGCAAACAACTATAACCCTTGGGCAAATATTGATAACGGAAGCTGCAACGTGTTTGAGTGTGACTCTACAGAAACTTTAGTGTCTATGGATCTTACGCTAGATACATGGCCTGGCGAGACTGGTTTTACTTTAGTTAATATAGCAAATGGCCAACCATATGCTCAGGTCATACCTGGTGAATTTGACTTTGGTGATCAGCTCGTTACATACAGTTATGACTTTTGTGTTAGCTTAGGTTTTGAGCTGGTTCTAGTTGATGAGTTTGGAGACGGACTTAATGGTTACGCTTCAGGAGGTGAAGATGGCGCTTGTATTATTACTGCATGCGACAGTGTGTTATGGGAGCTAGAGGACCTTGCATTTACGGAATTTGATAATGGTAATACAATGTATTCTGGAGCTATATTTACAGAGCCATGTCCCCCCGCACCGCCTATTTATGGATGTATGGATAATGATTATATAAATTATAATCCAGAGGCTGAGTTGCCAGACACTTGTCAAACTCTGCACACTTGGGGCTGTATGGATCCTGAAGCGCTTAATTATGAT